ACACTGCCCATCTCATCGAAGAACCCTGCATCAGATCCTTTGACATCCATCAGCACAGCGTGCTTCCAGCCGTTACCCTGGCGCGGTGACTCGACCAGTCTGGCTCTAATTGGTCCCAGGCCGTTATCGATCTGATACCAGCTGTCTTTCTTTAGTTTTTCTTTCTCCATCTTTCTTTCCTTTCTACAACGTTTATAGCATTTTATGGGAGAGCTGTCAAGTCCCCCTGAGGACAGATTGTCGCAGCTTGTGGCTTGTGGGCCCACCCACCCTAAAAAAAAAACAAGGGACAGGAGGGGAATACAACTAAAACCCCCTGTCCCTTGTGTCGAATACTCCGTTTCATATACCTCACGGACGAGCTTCGACCAACTGCGTGATAAAATTATAAACAAACGCAGTTCATAGCCCCCATAGGGGGCTATGAACTAGGCTTGAGTTTGTTGTTGAGCCTTAATTATTGGTGTCAGCACCTTTCTGTTATTAGCCATAGCTTTCAACTCTGCAAGTCTATCTTCCGATACAACTGCAAGATTAGTTGAAAGGCTATCACCATTGACCAGAATGCTTTGGTCAATATCTGACCAATACTCTTGAACTTCATCTAAGTATTTAGCCTGATCTATGACCGTGGTCATGGTGTCTTGATTAGTCTTACAATAATCGTAATACTTTCTATGGCATTGTATCAATTCAACTTTGGCACTTTCAAAAGCCAAAACAAATTGATGTTGCCAATCCTGTATTGAGTAGGCTCGACTATGACAACCCCCTGTATTTACAACTTCTAGTGCAAAAGGGTTTCTTTTTTCATAACCATAACCATAAAGTTGATTAAAATTTTCATTTAACCAAGTAGCATTTGCACTTCGATCAGTATTAATTTGAGGATTGTTTGTGCCACCTGCTATATGAGATTGACACTCAACGAAAGGGTTTAACCCATTCGCTATCATCTTATCGTGATTTAAAGCAACGGAAACATCATTATCTAAACCAAAGTTTACTCTGTTTTCTGCTTCATCTCGTTCAACATTTTTTAGAACGAAACATGAGTCCATTATTGTAAAGGTGGTATGATAACTTCTATCGCTATTATACTTTCGCATTACATCACGATCTGCTTTTGGAAATCGTTCCTCCACTACTTGAGAGCAAATCTTATGCACATCATCTTGAGCAGAATAGAAACGAGTTTGAGCTTCGATTAAATTGTCTTTTTGCTCACAAGGAGTTTGAAGAACAACTTTCCAATGCTCTTTTTTAAGTGCTGATCTTTTAGCACCATTTAGTCTTAATCGATCTGTCATCTTTTATCCTTTCTAACAAAACTATACACTAACTAAGTTTGGAAGTCTATCAATAGTTTCGTTAAATTGTTCTAAGTATGCGTTAACACACATTTGCCGACAAAATAAGCCATGAGCATTTTCATTTTTAGGAAATGTCCAATAAACTTTTTTTTCATCTTCACGATACTCAGAATTATATTGGCTCGTCGCTTGTAGCCACCTGTCCTTAGATGTCTTACCAACTTTTTGATCAAAAGTATGATACCAACTATCGCCACCATAGGAGTAGGCGCCCACAGGGCGCCCACAAGTTTTGCATTTTCTTTTCATCATAGACTATTTTGAACTCTAGCTAGTCCGTCAAAGACATGAGCATATTTGCTTTTTTGTTCTTCTGGTTTTAAAAGCCAAACTCTAAATCCATCAGACACAGTTCTTACACAGGCTCGTCCAGATTTTTTTCTAGTTTTCAAGAAATATCTTACTTGAACACCAAAATAGTTGGCTCGCTTTCTAGTCTTGAAAAGAACACTATCACCATATTCCATATTGGAAATTAATGTCATAGTGGCACTTTTAATTCCCTTTGCGCCCTGTTGTATATCAGGGATAGGGATATTTTTATCGATACGCATATTGCACACCTTTTTGCCTTTCTCTTAGCATAGTGCTAAGCGAAAGCCCTCATGGGCTTTCGTTTAACTCTAAGCGACTTTAATTTTCTTTTTTAATGTCTTAAAAAACTCTAATAGTTTTTCGTTTTCTTTGATCTGTTTTTGTTTAGCTTCATTAATTATTGATTGAAAAGCACTATACTTTCCAAGATAATTAGCATATTCACTATACGCAGTAGAATCAAACTCATACTGATCGAAGTCGATTTCAACTAAGTCTATCATTGTTCTCTCACCTCCTTTCATTGTCTTACCTTTCCTTTCAAGTCATCTGGAAAGTTTCCCAGAATTTCTTTAATGTCGTTTGCCATTCGATAGTTCTGCTTATCTAAATCCCAATAGGTAAAAGATAAGCCACCATTTCGATAAACAAGATTACATTTGTCATCTTGCCAAACGCCACGACGAGTAATGTATTCGCCATGCTTTTTTGCAAAGTAAGTTATCTTAAATTCTTTTAGCTCTTTTAACTTCTTCGCAAGATCATCAGCATAATCAGTCATCTTTATTTATCCTTTCTACACTATAATATAGTGTAAAATCCCAGAATGTCAATCGAGTTATCCACAGAAAAATAAAATAAATAATTTGACTTATTTTTTATTATGGGATAATCTATTATTAATTAAGAAAGGATAAACACAATGGGAAAAGTTAAAGCATGGAAAATGAAACTAGAGGACGAAGCCTTTGACGATATCATTAACCACGAGGACTTCAATTCGTGGATCATGGCACACCCACAATGCGACGAGGAAACTCTCAGAGAATATTGGGACGAGTTCCAATCATCAAACGCTGATCCACAATAAATAAACCAAACAAGTGTTGCATAATTGCAACACTTGTGCCCTATGGGCCCACCCACCCTGATAGAGGTCCCAAGCCGCCGGAAAAATTGGCTTGAAAACTATGGGCCCACCCACCCTTTTTTGTAGATTATGTAACTATATATTTGTATGTATATGTTGAATTTGGATACTTTATGGTGTTAAATTCATTTTGAAAAATGCAGTTAGAAGGAATAGACATTGATATCAACAAATTACCTGTTGAAGCTAGAAAAGAATTTTTACGCTACAAGATAAAACTTGAAGAAAAGCGAAAAGAATCTGCAATAAAAAATGATTTTATGGCATTCGTGAAATACGTATGGCCGGACTTCATAGAGGGGTCCCATCACAAAATAATGGCTGACAAGTTTAACAAGGTGGCCACGGGCGAATTAAAAAGAATCATTATCAATATGGCACCGCGACATACAAAATCAGAATTTTCATCTTACCTCCTGCCTGCATGGATGATTGGAAGAAATCCAAAACTAAAAATTATTCAAGCGACCCACACAACAGAACTCGCGGTCCGCTTTGGACGAAAAGCGAAACACTTAATTGACTCCGAGGAATATCAAAAAATTTATCCGACCAAACTGAGAGAGGACTCCAAGGCCGCGGGCCGTTGGGAGACAAACGAGGGCGGTGAATATTTTGCTGCGGGTGTCGGCGGAAGCATCACGGGCCGCGGTGCGGATTTATTAATTATTGATGATCCTCACTCGGAACAAGATGCGCTGAACGTGAATGCGTTAGACAGGACTTGGGAATGGTACACCTCGGGTCCTCGTCAGCGTTTACAACCAGGCGGTATTATTGTCGTGGTCATGACACGTTGGAATATGAAAGATTTAACAGGACGACTCATCAATGCACAAAAAGAAGCCAAAGCCGATCAATGGGAGGTGATTGAGTTTCCGGCAATCCTGCCGAATAACAAACCGGTATGGCCCGAGTATTGGAAGTTAGAAGAATTAGAATCAGTCAAAGCTTCACTAGCAATTGGTAAATGGAATGCACAGTATCAACAGAACCCGACAGCCGAAGAAGGAAGTATCATTAAACGAGAATGGTGGAACCTATGGGAGAAAGACCTCCCCCCGCTGTATCACGTGATTCAATCCTATGATACTGCTTTTTTGAAAAAAGAAACCGCAGATTATTCGGCCATTACAACGTGGGGTGTGTTCTATCCGACCGAGGACAGCGGACCGAATCTCATTTTGTTAGATGTCGTCAAAGATCGATTTGAGTTTCCAGAACTACGGCGCGTGGCCCTCGAACAGTATAACTATTGGAAACCCGAAAGTGTGATTGTGGAGGGTAAGGCGAGCGGAATGCCCTTGACTTTTGAGTTGCGTAAACAAGGAATACCCGTTATAAATTATACACCGAGTCGTGGAAACGATAAGCACGCTCGTGTCAATGCTGTGGCGCCACTATTCGAGTCAGGGCAGATATGGGCAACCGACGATAAGTTCACGGAAGAAGTTATTGAAGAATGTGCAGCTTTTCCGTATGGTGATCATGACGACTTGGTGGATAGTATGACACAAGCAGTCATGAGGTTTAGACAAGGAGGATTTATTGAGCACCCAGACGATGAACAAGACGATCCTCTACCACAACAACAAAGGGTATATTACTAATGGGTAGTAAAACAAAAACATCAAAACCAAATAATAAAAGAACATCGGGATATCAAGGAGTCATTGGACCTCAAAGAGAAATTAAAGCTCCCTTAGGAATGGGTGGAGGTCAGTCCATGGCTATGGCAGGAAATATGGGATTGGCTGGTGCAACGGAAGCACAAGCACTACAAATACAAAAAGGATTACAAAACTTAGGACAGCCTTCCAGCTTTCAAGCGATTGGACAAAAGATTGGTGAAGTGGGTTCGAAGTACAGAAGACCCGCCGACATAGAATCCTATGCAGATAAAATGCAAAAACTAAATCGAGCTTTAGATTTAGGAGGGAATATTTTTACAGGTCCTGATCAAATTGAAAGAGTTAATTTAGCAGGGACAGGTCTTAAAGATGAACAAGGAAGAACTATTCTTTCTATGACGTCTCCTGAACTCACCGCAACCGCTCCAACCATGGGACAATTAGGTGGAGATATTGGAAGAGCGATTACAGGTTATAATAGTCTGCAATATACTGACCCTACAAGTAATGTTCCAGAAATGGTTCGAACACAAGGACTAGCGGATGTTTTAGCTAGAGCAGCGATTCCTGGTTCGATGGCTTTAAATATTATTCAAGATTTATATGGCAAGGGAAAAAACTTTTTATTTCCACAGGAAGCAGAAGAAGACACTTTTTCTAGCGCAGCAGATGCTACAGGCGGAGCTTTTGTTTTACCTGAGTCTTTAGTTGCTCAAGATATTGAGAGAGGAAAAATACCTGCGATTGATAAAAGAGCGAGACTCAAAGAACTAATTAATTTGGACTTTGCAGCACCTGGATCACAAGAATTAGATGTTGATGAAATGTCCGATCAAGAAGTAGATTTAAGATTACAGTCTTACGGAGAAGCATTAGCAGAGGGTGGGTTAACAGGAACCATACCACCAGAAAGCGGTCCACAATCAGAAGGCATTGAATCTTTATTCAAAAACAAGTAAGGTTATTAAATGGCAGAAATAGACAAAGCATTACCAAACACACAAAGAAAAACTGTAGAGATTCCAGGACAAGAAGAATTATCTGAACAGGTCATTCAAGAGCTGAACAGACAAGAGGACGTTCCAGAAGAAGTCGAAGTTATTGAAACCGAAGAGGGCGGAGCAGAAATATCTTTTGATCCTTCCAAAGCAATGGCGGAAGGAAGTGAAAATCATTTTGCCAATTTAGCAGAATATTTAGATGATGATGTCTTAGGGCCTTTGGGTAGTGAACTCAAAGAAATGTTTTTAGATTACAAATCTTCCAGAAAAGATTGGGAGCAAACCTATACTCAAGGATTAGACTTATTAGGTTTCAAATATGAAGATCGGGGCGAACCCTTTCAAGGCGCGAGTGGTGCAACACATCCTGTCCTTGCCGAAGCTGTTACACAGTTTCAATCACTAGCATACAAAGAATTATTACCGGCCGACGGTCCGGTTCGAACTCAAATCATGGGAGCTCCAAGCACCGCGAAAGAACAACAAAGCGAACGTGTCAAAGAGTTCATGAACTATCAGCTCATGTCTGAAATGAAAGAGTATGAAGCGGAGTTCGATCAAATGCTTTTCTATCTTCCTCTCTCAGGCTCGACATTTAAAAAAGTGTACTACGATGAATTATTAGGTCGAGCCGTCTCAAAGTTTGTACCGGCGGATGATTTACTTGTTCCGTATTCAGCCACAAGCTTAGAAGATGCTGACTCAATTATTCACAAAATAAATATTTCTGAAAACGATTTACGAAAACAACAAGTCGGTGGCTTCTATCGTGATATCGAAGTATCCGAAGCATCGAACGAAGATGATACGATTGCAGAAAAAGAACGAGAGCTCGAAGGAATTCGTAAATCAGAAAAATCTCCAGACATGTATACTTTGTTGGAGTGTCATGTTGATTTAGACCTAGAGGGTTTTGAAGATACCAATCCTGATACAGGAGAAGCAACCGGAATCAAACTTCCTTACATTGTCACGATTGAAGAAGGAAGTCGTGAAGTTTTATCCATTCGTCGAAATTACGAAGCAACTGATCCTAAGAAAAATAGAATTAATTATTTTACACATTTCAAGTTTTTACCAGGTCTAGGTTTTTATGGCTTTGGTTTAATTCACATGATTGGTGGATTATCCAGAACTGCAACAGCGGCCCTACGCCAACTTTTAGATGCAGGGACTCTTTCTAATCTGCCTTCGGGTTTCAAAACACGCGGTATCCGAGTGCGAGATGAAGCTCAATCAATACGACCAGGTGAGTTCAGAGATGTGGATGCTCCAGGCGGAAACTTACGAGAAGCGTTCATGCCTTTACCATTCAAAGAACCGTCTGCTACTTTACTGCAGTTAATGGGTGTCGTGGTCAACGCAGGACAACGATTCGCGTCCATCGCTGATATGCAAGTAGGTGATGGCAACCAAGGCGCTGCTGTGGGTACAACCGTTGCATTACTAGAACGTGGTTCTCGTGTGATGTCTGCCATACACAAAAGATTATATAACTCACTTAAAAACGAATTTAAATTATTGGTCAGAATCTTTGCTCTCTATCTACCACCCGAATACCCATACGACGTCGTCGGTGGTCAGCGTATGATTAAGCAAACAGACTTTGATGATCGTATTGATATTCTACCGGTTGCTGATCCGAATATCTTTTCTCAAACACAAAGAAT